GTGGGAATCTAGAAATGAAAAGCAGCAGGAATTTATCGGAAACGACCGAAACCGAACGGACTGGATTCCCGCTTTCGTGGGAATGACGGGATGTAGGTTCGTAGGAATGACGTGGTGCAGGTTTCCGTGCGGATGGATTCGTCATTCCCGCGCAGGCGGGAATCTAGACTTTAGAACAACAGCAATATTCAAAGATTATCTGAAAGTTTGAGATTCTAGATTCCCACTTTCGTGGGAATGACGGGATGTAGGTTCGTGGGAATGACGTGGTGCAGGTTTCCGTGCGGATGAATTCATCATTCCCGCGCAGGCGGGAATCTGGAATTTCAATGCCTCAAGAATTTATCGGAAAAAACCAAAACCCTTCCGCCGTCATTCCCACGAAAGTGGGAATCTAGAAATGAAAAGCAGCAGGAATTTATCGGAAACGACCGAAACTGAACGGACTGGATTCCCGCCTTATATGATGCGCTCTATCAAAGGGGCGCATTACTTTTCTTAACATTCCCCTTTGACAGCCAAGTGAAAGGGGCTTTTTTATGTCAGTAGCAAATGTAATATTTTCTTGTTCCTATTGGAGAATATTTAAAAAATCAGATTATTGCGTTTTATGTTTCTATCAGTTCAGGCATGGTGAACCGCATAAACTCGCTGAACAAGAAAATTTTTCAAAGCTTTATCAGGCGTTCGATTATATAGATTCGGTTGGCTCGAATTTTCCGGTAATTATCACAACAGACGGTTGTGGTCTTTCTTCTTGATCTTTAACAGTTTGTCAGGATTGGGCTTTCGGTCGTTGACCGTTGGACGCGCTTTAGCGCGGCAGACGGGAAACGGCTGAAAGCCCCCCCCTGACTAACAGGGGGGGAGCGAAATAAAACAAATCCCTAAAGGTACTGAACAAAATGAGTGAAGCAGAATATTTTTCCCATTTCATATCTAACGGCAATGGGAAGTTATTAGAAATTCCGCAACGTAGGGGCAGGCAGGACGGCGTTTTTATAGATTGGTTGTCATTCACACTGCACGAAGATTCCTTGCTGAAAGTTTCCGGATGCCCCTTAGTTTCCGATGCCGAATATATGTTTGTTTTAAGCAAAAAATTGGAGGAAATATTAGGGTTTGGCATCACGAGCAGATGCAAATCGAAGGGCAATAAATTTTACGATTCGATGTTTAGGTTGGGATCGGAAGAAGTTGACTACGGCGAAGTCCATTACGGAGGTCAGCGAAATACGGTTTTAATCGAATTGAAAGGTGTAGGTTGCAACATTGCAAATCCAGGTTGGGAATTGAGGCTTAAGCAGTTTTTGGAAGATTCATTGAGGCCGAGGATAACGCGGGTAGATTTGGCACTTGATTTTTTTGATGGGGAGTACACGCCGGAACAGGCACTTTTGGATCACGATAACGGTTTTTTCGATAACAGTAACATGAGGCCGAAATCTGAAATGGTTGGAACGGCTTGGCGGAGAGAGGACGGGAGCGGCAAGACATTTTATGTAGGTCGCAAGAAAAATTCTCGTTTTGTGCGTGTTTATGAGAAAGGCAGGCAGCTAGGCGATAAAGAAAGCAAGTGGGTAAGGTTCGAAATTCAGTTTAATCATGGAGATATGGAAATACCTTTGGATATTCTGATAAATCAAGGTTCTTACTTTTCAGGCGCTTTCCCGATTTGTCAGAAATTTAAAAATATGCCGAATCCGGAAAGGTTCGATTACCGTAAAAAAGTGGCTAATTTAACTTTTCAGCATAAATTGAGATACGCAAAAAACGCGGTCGGCAAACTGATTAATTTCATGTTTGATATGGGTTTTGATAGTGATGAAATTGTCAGATATCTGAAGGCAGATTTGGGGTATCCCAAAGGGCTAGAACCTGAAAAATATTCGTTGGCCGGATTGAAGGAATCTTTGAAATTCGGCTTTATCCACGAACAACCGGATGTAGATTTAGAGGTTGAATTGGAAGAACTCGGAATTATCAAATTTAAGCAATCAGATAAATTCGATCCGGATAAAAGGCTTTTCGATCCACATCACGATGTAGAAAGTGAGAGGCAATATCAGCTTTATCTCGACAGAATGTATGATCTTCATGCAAATCAAAATTAACCTAAAAAGGAAAAATTAATATGTTTAATCAAACTCAAACTGTAACTTATCCCGCAACTTTTTTAGGAGCTAAAAAATTCAAAGGCGAAATTGATGGCTCTAATATCGACACTTGTTCCGTATTGGTTGCAACACCTTTGCCGGCACAGTCGGGAAATGCTGTTGGATTCACGGCAGCACAAATGAAGTTCGGGGACAGTAAGAATTTCTCAAAATTAGAGAATCTCAAATACCCGTGCGAAGTTATGGTAACGGTTGAAATGACTTCGACAGGTAAGGGCATGGTTCCTTCATTAATTGATTTTCAGGTGGCAGAAAAGCCGAAAGGTTGATTTATGAAATTTGAAGAACGTTTCATAGTTCAAGACTTGGAAACGCATGACTTTATTTATCCCGATCCTTTCGGTGATGTGGGGTTTACTCAAAATATTAAATCAGCAGGTCAATTTGAAAGCTACGAAGATGCGTTGAATTCAGGCATAAATGAAATAGGCGGAGGATTCCAGATATTTCAGTTCTTCGTAAAATCGGAATAAAAGAAAAACAGGCTCGGCGGGCGGTCTGTCAACCTTTCACAAAGCCCGCAACAAAGGAAAAATATCATGAAAATGAACCTTGCAACACTAATTATCGGCTGGGTGGTCTGTATGTTTCTTTTTCTTTTCGCAATCCTCTATTTTATCGGCTAAAAACGAGATTCGGAAAAGACTTCGTCCGGATGAAGCAAGTCAAGAAGTCGTCTTATTTTAAATATCAAAAAAGGAAAAAAACGATGAACATCGTTAAAAAATACGCTGTAAAAGCAGCCTTGGCAGCCGGTATCTTCACACCGGCCATTGTTATGGCAGATACCTTTGATCCATCCGCGATTGGTACGCAAGTAGCGAATGTAATCATGGGTTTCGTGTCAATGGTTTCCGCCGTGGGTATGGCGGCCATTACCGTGATTCTTGCAATCCAAGGCTTCAAAATGGCTTGGAGCATGATTAAATCTGTCAAATAAACAGAGTGAAGAAAAAGGGGCGTATAAATGGGCTATCGTGTCGGCATAAATTGTTTTGATACAAGATTGCATGCAGACGACTATTTATTGTCGTCCCTTCCTCCTACTGTTACCCAGGACGGAAAAATCATCAGGCCGGAAAGGGTGGGCGATAAATGGATTTTGAACGGAAAGCCGGTCACGCTGTCTTATCCGAAATGTTCGAATTACGAACAAGTTAAATCCGGAGCTTATCTCGGGTCTATGGTTTTAATTCTGTTTGTCGTTATTTACGGCTTCAGGCTGCTGATTAATTTCTTAAAAGACATAGGCAAAGTAGGGGCGTGATGATGTTTGTCGATTTTTGGTTTTTGCTCGGATTTTTCCTGGCTTTGTCTGTCGCTTTGATATTTATATGACGTGTTTTAAAATCAGGCTTTCAAAACAACCTTTGAAAGACAGAAACATGAACAAGCCGTTTATCACGCAGGCGCAGTTGGCACTTTATAAATATCAGCCGTCCAGCAAGTATTTTGGGCAGTCGATGGCATTAATTGCGTCTAAGGAATTTGAAGAGTTTGTAAGAAATGTAAAAGAATACGACGTAATAGAATGTTTCTCTTATTTTTTAAATAAGAGGGTAACGCATAATATTTGGAAAATTTATTTTTCTGATGAGTCTAATATTTTTATTAGGAAGTCAGAAGAAAATGGAAAAATTTCGCATGAATTTATTTACTCGGAATTTTCTGATAGCAACACCGATTTTAATGTGTTGTTCTCTTAGTTTTGCAGAACCAGCAAGAATAGATGATCGAATAATAAAATTTAGGCCATCTAAATTAAAGTTTTTTGAATCTACAGGATATAGAAAAATCAATAATGAATTTTCTAAATTCACAGAAGCGGCAAATGTCGAACATATCCCCACGGGCGCAAAAGCCCGAATCAACGCAAAGATAACCGCCAGCGTATCCCGCGCCGCCGTCTTGTCAGGAGTCGGCAAACTTGCCCGCTTAGGCGCGAAATTAAGCACAAGGGCAGTTCCTTATGTCGGAACAGCCCTTTTAGCCCATGACGTATACGAAACTTTCAAAGAAGACATACAGGCACAAGGCTACCAATACGACCCCGAAACCGACAAATTTGTAAAAGGCTACGAATATAGTAATTGCCTTTGGTACGAAGACAAAAGACGTATTAATAGAACCTATGGCTGCTACGGCGTTGACAGTTCGATTATGCGCCTTATGTCCGATGACAGCAGATTCCCCGAAGTCAAAGAATTGATGGAAAGCCAAATGTATAGGCTGGCACGTCCGTTTTGGAATTGGCATAAAGAAGAACTGAATAAATTAAGTTCTTTGGATTGGAATAATTTTGTTTTAAATAGTTGCACATTTGATTGGAACGGCGGAGATTGTGTGGTCAATAAAGGTGATGATTACAGAAATGGGGCTGATTTTTCCCTTATTCGCAATTCAAAATACAAAGAAGAAATGGATGCCAAAAAGCTGGAAGAGATTTTATCGTTGAAAGTCGATGCCAATCCCGACAAATACATAAAGGAAACCGGTTATCCCGGTTATTCCGAAAAAGTAGAAGTCGCACCCGGAACAAAAGTGAATATGGGTCCCGTCACGGACAGGAACGGGAATCCCGTTCAGGTTGTCGCAACATTCGGCAGGGATTCGCAAGGCAACACCACGGTGGATGTTCAAGTAATCCCGCGTCCCGACTTGACCCCCGGAAGCGCGGAAGCACCGAACGCACAGCCGCTGCCCGAAGTATCGCCCGCCGAAAACCCCGCAAACAACCCGAACCCCAATGAGAACCCCGGCACGAGCCCCAATCCCGAACCCGACCCCGATTTGAATCCCGATGCAAATCCCGATACGGACGGACAGCCCGGCACAAGACCCGATTCCCCCGCCGTTCCGGGACGCACAAACGGCAGGGACGGCAAAGACGGAAAGGACGGCAAAGATGGCGGCCTTTTGTGCAAATTCTTCCCCGACATTCTCGCTTGCGACAGGCTGCCCGAGTCCAATCCGGCAGAAGATTTAAATCTGCCGTCTGAAACCGTCAATGTAGAGTTTCAGAAATCAGGAATCTTTCAAGATTCCGCACAGTGTCCCGCACCTGTCACTTTCACAGTGACTGTGCTTGATTCAAGCAGGCAGTTCGCGTTCAGCTTTGAGAACGCATGTACCATAGCCGAACGGCTAAGGTACATGCTTCTCGCCCTTGCTTGGGCGGTTGCCGCCTTTTTTTGTATCCGCACAGTATCTCGTGAAGTCTAGCAGGCGCAGCACCGCCGGGCTTCAGTAACTTGTACCAAGGCAGGGGGAGGACGTCCAGAAAGATTTGTAAAGACGGCTTTATCGTCTTTATAAATCTTTTTGGATACCCCTTGCCGCCCCGCCAAAAGAACACATTCTGCCGCAAGGGCAGGTGGTAAGGCGCGCGCCTTTTGCGCCGTCCCCATGCCCCCGCGGCGTCGCAAGTGAGACTAGGGGGTGTGGGGGACTAGTCCCCCGCAAAGCGTTCAGCTTCGGAAACTTTGGCCGAAAGGCAGGCGAAGCAGCGCACTTTGCGACGAATGTCGCAAATAGCCGAGAAGCGCGGGGGGATTGGCGATAAGCGCGAGGGGGGTGTCCCCACAGCGCCGCCGCGCCGCGAATGCGGCGCAAAATCTTTCAGATTAAGAAACATTTGTTTAATGAGGCAACCGTGCCTTTTAAGAAAGGGATAGCAAATGAAATTGTTGGCCGCATTGATTCCGCTTTTGATGAGCGTGGCAGGCCGTATATTGACTGCATTAGGCTTGATGGCGGTAACCTATTCAGGGGTGGATAGATTGGTAGCCCATTTTCAGCAGGCGATAACCAATAGCATAACGGGCGCGCCTCAAGCGATGTTGCAGCTTTTTTATATAAGCGGCGGTGGAACCGTTCTTAATATCCTGTTTGGCGCGATCGCCTTTATTCTGTCATTCAAACAAATGACAAAACTAGCAACCTCAATCGGGAAGAAAAAATAAATGGCAGAGATCTGTTTGATAACCGGCACGCCCGGTTCAGGGAAAACATTAAAAATGGTTTCCATGATGGCGAATGATGAAATGTTTAAGCCTGATGAAAACGGCATACGCCGTAAAGTATTTACGAACATAAAAGGCTTGAAAATACCGCACACCTACATAGAAACGGACGCAAAAAAGCTGCCGAAATCGACAGATGAGCAGCTTTCGGCGCATGATATGTACGAATGGATAAAGAAGCCCGAAAATATCGGGTCTATTGTCATTGTAGATGAAGCTCAAGACGTATGGCCGGCACGCTCGGCAGGTTCAAAAATCCCTGAAAATGTCCAATGGCTGAATACGCACAGACATCAGGGCATTGATATATTTGTTTTGACTCAAGGTCCTAAGCTTCTAGATCAAAATCTTAGAACGCTTGTACGGAAACATTACCACATCGCTTCAAACAAGATGGGTATGCGTACGCTTTTAGAATGGAAAATATGTGCGGACGATCCCGTAAAAATGGCATCAAGCGCATTCTCCAGTATCTATACACTGGATAAAAAAGTTTATGACTTGTACGAATCAGCGGAAGTTCATACCGTAAATAAGGTCAAGCGGTCAAAGTGGTTTTACACTCTGCCAGTAATAGTATTGCTGATTCCCGTGTTTGTCGGCCTGTCCTATAAAATGTTGAGCAGTTACGGAAAAAAACAGGAAGAACCCGCAGCACAAGAATCGGCGGCAACAGAACAGCAGGCAGTACTTCCGGATAAAACAGAAGGCGAGCCGGTAAATAACGGCAACCTTACCGCAGATATGTTTGTTCCGACATTGTCCGAAAAACCCGAAAGCAAGCCGATTTATAACGGTGTAAGGCAGGTAAGAACCTTTGAATATATAGCAGGCTGTATAGAAGGCGGAAGAACCGGATGCGCCTGCTATTCGCATCAAGGGACGGCATTGAAAGAAGTGACGGAGTTGATGTGCAAGGACTATGTAAAAAACGGCTTGCCGTTTAACCCATACAAAGAAGAAAGCCAAGGGCAGGAAGTTCAGCAAAGCGCGCAGCAACATTCGGACAGGGCGCAAGTTGCCACATTGGGCGGAAAACCGTAGCAGAACCTAATGTACGATAATTGGGAAGAACGCGGGAAACCGTTTGAAGGAATCGGCGGGGGCGTGGTCGGATCGGCAAACTGAAGAAAACGGCAAGAGAGAAAAAAGACCCGTAAACCGTTTGAATATAGACGGTTTACGGGTCTTTGTTTCGCGCAAAGCAAGGGCTAAGGCAGTCAGGCAGCAAATCCCGCAATGTATTAAAACAGACGCGTAGAAATGCCGGCTGCCTTTATCCATCCTCGAAATTGAATATCATCCTAGCCGTATCAAGGCTGTATAAATAAGGAAAATACCAATGAATATAATCGGGCTGGACATCTCAAAGGACACCATAGACGCAACATTGCATAAAACAAACGGAAGTATCCATTACATTAAATTTAAGAATAATGATGATGGATTAAAACAGTTTAGATTGTGGATAAAGGGAAACAGAATCAGAAAAGTCTATATCGGCATGGAGGCAACAGGCATCTATTACGAAAAGGCAGCAGATATGCTTTCTTCCTACTATACTGTTTACGTTATTAATCCCTTAAAAATCAAGGACTACGGAAAAAGCAGGTTTAACCGTACCAAAACCGACAAAGCAGATTCAAACCTGATAGCAGACTACATAAAAAGGCATCAAGATACATTGATACCGTATCAGATACCCAAAAACAAAGCACTGCAAAAACTGATTAACCTTAAAAATCAATTACATCAACATCAGAAGCAAATTAAAAACCGTCTTCATAGCACTGAAGAAGACTTCATAAGGAACATACATCAAGACTTGATAGATACCATACAGGACAAGATGGAACAGGTAAAAATAGCCATATCCGAACAAATCAAAAAACAAACGGACAATAACCATTACCGCAATCTTCAAACCATCCCGAGCATAGGCAAAGACACCGCATCAGTTCTTTATGCGCAACTGACAGAAAAACATTTTAAAACCGCAAACCAGTTTGTATCCTATGCCGGATTAAATCCCGCCATCATACAATCAGGGACAAGCGTAAGAGGTCGGGGCAGATTGAGCCGATACGGAAACAGACGATTAAAAAGTACGCTGTATATGCCCGCCCTTTGTGCTTACCGTTTTAACGCATTTCCGAAATTAATAAATAATCTGAAAAAAGCGGGTAAGCCAAAGATGGTAATCATCGTTGCCATCATGCGCAAACTGGCGAAGCTCGCCTATTACATTGTTAAAACCGGCCAGCCTTACGATGCGGAAAGACACCGATTGAATCAATAAAATTCAACAAAATTAAACGGTTACGCGAATATATTTGTGTAACCGTGCATTTGCATATCGTAAATAAACGTAAATAAAAATAACAATATAAATCAGTATATTGCAACTTTGTTTTTTATTTTGTGTTGACGGGCAACATATCATCTGCGCGGGAATGACGGGATTTTAGGTTTCTGATTTTGGTTTTCTGTCCTTGTGGGAATGACGAAAAGTGGTGGGAATGACGAAAAGTGGTGGGAATGACGTTTCAGTTGCTGCGGTTATTGTCAGGTTTCGGTTATGTTGGAATTTCGGGAAACTTATGAATCGTCATTCCCGCGCAGGCGGGAATCTAGAATTTCAATGCCTCAAGAATTTATCGGAAAAAACCAAAACCCTTCCGCCGTCATTCCCACGAAA